GTATAATCATATTCTTGTGCAGGTCTAGTAATAACTTGTGCTATCTTTGCCATTATCTACGTCCGTCTGGTTGTATATCTAATCTAAAAGTTCCTAGTTTCCAACTTTGAGCTGTTGATGTGTTTTGTACTTTTAACGCGACAGCTCTTGCCCTTGCACGTGTATCTACTTTTTGTGTCGAAGATGTAATATCAAATGGACCAAGAGATGAACTTGCAGAACTGTCATTTGGAAAGTTTCTTAATTCCAATGTAATTCTAGTAGCTCCTGTTTGAGATATAAAGTCAGGTATAAATCTTCTTATTTTCATTATAAACTCACCATCTCCTCTAAATGTAGCCATACCTGTAGATTGACCTAATTGAGATCTTGATTGTGTAATATCAAAATCTCCAGAAGTTATATTAGCAGTGATTGCTGATATCGTTCCATTTCTATTTTGATCAGTTCCTGTTTCATGTTCATAGTAACTTGTTCTACCATCTGTGTTTCCTATGACATCAAAAGATGTGTCAGTATCTGCATCATATTCAGTTGCATGAGGTTTACCGAACACAGCGGAATCTCTCCACATTGTTCTAGCCAAAGTTCCAACCGTCCATACAGGTCTTTGAGGAGAAGAATCAAAATAATTATAAGCTACCATTTTATTTACAACAGATGATGAAGAACTTGGATAAAACCAAATTACCTCACCAAACAAATTATTTAAACCAGCAGATATCATCTGATTACCAGAATCAATATTTATATCATCGTAGACATGATCTTCTACTAAACATGGTAAAGATTCTAATTTACCAGCGTATCTAAAGAAACCATTTTCTGACATCCAATATGCAGCACCATCAACTTCTACACATGCATTCTGTCCTGTTAATCCACAGTTAGTTCCAACTTGCGCAAACGCAAATGTAAACGGTTGACCAACAAAACGTTGTGTAAATAACGCTGTATCAGTCCAAACATAGATTGCATCTCTACCTCTAATTGCTCCTCTAATCTGTGATCCGTCGGCCAGTCTTTGTGTGCCAGCTGTATTGGTTGCTGTGGGGGTATATGTATTTATATCTTCTTGATCAGAGAATCTTATAAACATATCATCTTGTGTAGATGTATCTCCAATAGTTGTTTCTGTTCCAAAGAATACTAAGTGCCTGTCTGGCGTAGATACTATCATGTGTCTTGATGCAGTTGGTGCACCAGATATAATTGTTGCTCTTGTATCTGTAGCAGTTGTTAAACTTGAATCCCATTCAAAACATGCACCATCGTGAATTAAACAAATTGCTTTATCGCCAAAGTTATCTAAAGACCACATTCCTGGCTCCAATACTAAGTCACCAGATGCTGCTTCACCCCATGCAACATAATCCGATGAGTTGGTTACTGTTGCACCACTAGAATGTCCAGACCTTGTAGAATTTCTAACTGCTCTGGTTATACCAGTTAAATTATTACCAGAAACACCTGTATAAGATATTTCTTCATTACCTACTTGAATAAAATTAGTACCTGAATCAGGAAAGTTAGTTGTACTTGTTAATGTAATAGAAGTCCCCGACCCTCCTGTACCATTAGCATCATCCAACAAAGCTCCGTTTAAAGTTGTTGTAATAGCACCATTGTCTTCACCTCCCCAAGACCCTAATCCCCATCCAAAACCTTTTGCTTGAACAGCTGGACCAACAGTATAATATTTTTGAACTCTAATTCCTCCAGATGTAGTTGCACCCGATCCTGTTTCATTAGAAGACATTGTGATTGTAAGAGTAGTATTTGTTGGTGTTGTAGCAACCATAAATTTTTTGTCATCAAAATCAGACGCACTAAAATTAGAGTTTGTTATTGCAGTAAAATTATCTAATAATAATATGTCTCCAGGAGCTGCACCATGTGCAGTAGAAAAAGTTAAAGTTATTGTTGGTGATCCATTAGTTGTGCTAAATGCATTTGTAAGTGTGGTTGTAGTTTGAATAGGATGAATGTCATAAAAAACCCCTCCTGAGTAAGCGTATAATATCCTGTTAGTTCCTATAATTGCATATCTTCTACCTAAACTATTGATATAATGATGAAGACCTCTTCCTGCCCCTGTTAGCTCATTTTCATTTTGAGTGCCTAATTGATTCCAACCACCTATTTTTTCAGGTGTACCATATCTAAATCTAACATTATCACAATCAATCCACTGACCTTCGGCTCCTGTGGGTGTTATTTGTTTATTAATTCCTGGTTGAAATCCTATCTTTTGTAGCATATAGTAGTCTATATATTAGTTTTTTACAGAAGAAAAGACGGAAAATACCGTATCATTCAATTGTTAAATCATTTCATAAACATTTGCACAGAAATTCTAGGCATGATTGGACTTAAAACAGGGTTTACCTTATGAGAGATTGGTGCTTTAACAATCATCAAAGAATTACCTAAAAGAGGTATCCAGCCATGACCATTGTTATCAGTAAACATAAACTCGCCTCCCCATTGTTTGTGCCATCTATGATTTAAATAATAGGTGGCTCCATATTTCCATTTATCATCGTCGTGCCAATTTATACCAGCCCCTTTTTTCATATAGTGAATTGTAGTAGTCATTTTTTCTATGTTATTCATTTGAAAATATGGATTATGTCTAACTAAGGTTTTTAAATTTTCAAATGGTAAATAATTAGAAACCTCAGTTCGTAAAGGAGGAATTAAATTATTTATTAAATGATTCTGCCAAACTCCGTCAGTTGTATGTAAATTTATTTTTTTTCTTTCTTTAATAATAGCATTATGAATACCTCGATACATCTCATAACTAAGAAAATTATGAATCCACCAAATCTTTCCAGGTATTGAATAAGATAACTTCATGGATGTAAAAAACAGTTTATGCTATATCTAGCGCCTTCTGTAACAGGCTCGGTTCCATGTATCCAAATAGGTTCAGCAGGGAAAATCATAGCCTCTCCGGTCTTTAATGTTTCTTTTATATTTCCATTAAAAAACCTAAACTCTCCCCCCTTATAATTTTCATTTAAATTTATAGTTACAGAACATCTTTCTGTTAAATTAATATCATTATGATCTTTAATACACTCTCCTACACCATATTTTATAATTCTAATGTTAGAAGTATTTTTTATTAATTTGTCTGAAAAAGTTGAACACAATGTTTTTTGAATATGAAAAACATAATTTGCTATAACTATAGCAATGTATCTCTGCGCAACCTCAAAAGGTTCTTTAAATTTATCATCTAATACTTTTAAAGTAGATAAATTTATACACTTAAAGTTATCTTTCATTCCTTTTTTTTCAGTGTATTTATAGCTACCTTCACTGTGAGCATAACCTTGAGATTCATGATCATCATAAAATTTTATGAAAGAATTACATATGTGTTCAGGCATTAATGAATCCATATGATATTTAAGATCTGTAAGTTTATAATTTAACATTATAATTTTTTAACAACTTTGCCCATCTTTCACTGTTTAGGTGAAATTGTAATAGCAAGTTTATAAGTTTCTCTCTGCCCCTAATTCTGTATCTTGTTTGTTAAATTCTAGCTTGAATTTTAATTTCTGTAGCATATAATGTCTTATATATTAGTTTTAGAAATAATGAAAGGCACAAATAATATTTAATAATTATGTATATATTGTCTTTTCATTTTGGTCATGATGGAGCTTTTTCAATAGCTAAAAATAATAAACTCTTAATTCATTGTCAATTAGATAGATTTAGTAGAAAAAAAACAGAGCCTGTTATTTGTTCAAATCTGTTATACTACCTAAATTCTCTTAAAATAAAATTTGATAAAATTTTAATTACCGATCTAAGTCTTTATGAAAAAAATAAAAATATAGATATTTTAAAAAACTATTTAATTAAATTTTTTCTCTGTAAAAAAAACACAGAGTTTATATTTTATACTACCCCTGAAACAAGGCATCATCATTTATTTCATGCTTATTGTAGTAAGGCTACGTTAGGGGAAAATAAAAATTATGTGGTGATGGATGGAGCCGGTATTTTTTGTAAAGATATTAACAAAAAAGAATCAGAGTCATTATATAATCATGAATTTAAAAGAATAAAAGTAACTTCTGATTCTTTAGGACTTGCTTATGAGTCATTGACAAGTCATCTTTTAAAACAACCATTTGAAATTAGTTTTTCTCAATGTGGAAAAACAATGGCACTTTCACAATATGGAACTAAAAAAATATCTACAAATAAATTAATTAAATTAAGCACATTACAAAATGATAAACTTTCTCAAAATTATTTATATTCTTTTCAAAAAGAATTTGAACAAAAAGTTTTGTTAAAAATGCCTTTAAAAAATGTAAACTATACAGGAGGATGTGCTCAAAACATTTTAGCAAATTCTCTGTTTTTACAGTATGAAAATTTTAATATTGATCCTATTTGTACAGACTCAGGTATTTCTTTAGGACTTTTAAATTTTTATTTAAAAGGAAAATTAGAAAAAATTAAAAATGTTTATTTAGGACCAGAACCTGATTACAGTTATTTATTTTTATTTAAAGAATATAATATAGTTGATAGTGATGAAGATAAAGTTTCACATATATTAAAAGATAATCCAGTTGCACTCTTTCAAGGTAGATCGGAACAAGGACAAAGAGGGCTAGGAAATAGATCTTTATTAATTAATCATGATAATAATAAAGCAATAGAAAAAATAAATCTTATTAAAAAAAGAGAATGGTATAGACCTTTTTCTCCAAGTGTTTTAGAGGAAGAAGCATCTAATTATTTTTATATAGATAAAAATTTTAATTCTCCTTATATGTTATATGTATTTAAAACTAAAACTTATTTACCTAATGTTTCTGCGATTGATGGTAGTAGCAGAATACAAACAGTAAATAAAAATCAAAATAAAAATTATTACGATCTTTTAAAATCTTCAAATTCCATGCTTTTAAATACTAGTTTAAATTTTTCAGGTCATGTGATTGTAGAAACTTTAATTGATTTAAAATATATGATGGACAATTCTGTATTGAAATATGCATGGTTACCTGATATAAAAAAACTTATTATAAAGAAATGAGTGAAAAAACTGTAAATATATCTAATTTTATAGGTGTGTATGATAATTACATAACTAAAGATGAATGTGATAAGGCTATTAAATTATACGAAGATCAAGATAAATTTAATAAGACTGTAAATAGAATTGCTTCAGAAAAAACATCTATTTTACAAAAACAAGATCAACAATATTTTGCAAATAGTAATAATGTGGATGTTTGGTGGGAAGATTTAAAATCTATGATTTTTAATTTTGAAATAGCTTTTAAACATTATTCAGAAAACACCGGGGCACTTGATGCCTATGACGGAGGACCTTTTAATTTTACAAGTTTAAAAATACAAAAAACTTTACCTACTGAAGGATATCATACCTGGCACATTGAACATCATAAAGGATATCACAATGAGGCTAGAGCTTTTGCTTATTCTGTATATTTAAATAATGTTGAAGAAGGTGGAGAAACAGAGTTTTTACATTTTTCAAAAAGAGTAAAACCTAAAACAGGTAGAATAGTTATTTGGCCTGCTGCTTTTCCATACGTTCATAGAGGTAACCCTCCTTTAAAAAAGGAAAAATATATTTTAACTTCTTGGATGATGTTACGATGAGTATGATGTAGGTCTTGCACCTAATCTAGAAATTTTTTCAGATTCAGTTTCATCTTCTACATTATCTGCGTCCCAATCAGATTGTAATTTAGCTAAATGTGCTGCGTCCCATTTTGCAATAAATTGATCTTGAAAACTTCCTAAATTAGCATTTGTCCATGTTGCATGAGGAGTTGTGTCTCTGTACTCAACAGTATCTTTGTAGTCCTCATCGTCATTTTTATATTGAATAGCCCAGATGTTAGACCATTTGGAATCATTCCAAAATGAATCATCATTAATTTTATATGGACCTGCAGCGTCACCGCTTTGTTTAATAACTTTTTTATCATCAAATATTACTGTCCATGTTGCATTTGTTGCCATAATTTCTCCTACGTTTTAATAATATATAATAATGTTATGTATGGTTGTACAACTGAAGTTGAATCTCCTGTAAAAGTTGCACTCATGTTGTGAGAGTGACCTGTACCTGAACCAGCATTACTTGAGTTTTGGGTACCTGAGATAAAAGCAAATGGGTTACCACTAAAACCATTTGGTCCATTAGAAAACGGAGAAGGTATTCCTCCGTGATCGTGTGATGCAAGTTGTGCTTCTGTTAGAGTAGCATTAGCTGTAGAACCTCCAACGTTTCCAGTTGATTGAACTGCATTTGCTCCACCAGTTGATGCTAAAGCTTTAGTTCCAGATTTACCTATTGCAACGTTGTCTTGCAAGTCTGGTAGATTAAAAGTTGATGAACCGTCTCCAGCTCCATAAGTTGTACCTACGATTGCAAACAATGCAGAATAAGTTGATCTTGAAACTGCCGCTCCGTTACATTCTAAGAAACCTGTTGGCACTGAAGCAGAAGACCACGGCACAATAGTTGCTGTAGGAATTCCTTCGATACCCGTAAGGTTTGAACCTGAAAAATCGTATTTTGTTGCTTCGTAATTTGACATATTATTTCTCCGTGTAAGTCCATCCTACGTTTGAACCAGAATAAACCAATCCAAAAGCTGCACCTTCAGTATTTACTACTAAGTCCGAGGATGCATTTGCTATTTTAGAACTATTTCTACCAACAGTCAACGCGTTAGTGTCAAACGTATATCTTGAATCTACAAAATGTACTTCATCACCAATTGCAGGTGATGCAGGTAATGTAATTGTTACAGCTCCACCATTTGTTTCTACAAATAATTTTGCACCTGCTTGAACTGTTTCAGCAGCTGAAACAGTTCTCCATTTTCTGTATTCATTTGCTTTAACAACATTTGTTCCATCAGCGTAAAGAACATAACAGTTTCCTTCGCATAAAAGCACACCTGAACCAGACGCAGTTTTAAAAGTTAATGTATAACCTGCATGGTCAGTTCCATCTATAATATTATAAACTTTTTCCATGCTATCTGGACATGTAACTGTTCTGTTAGCTGCTAAAGTTCCAGTTAATTTTATTGTAGCATTTCTAGCATTAGAGATTGTTCCGTCAGACATAGCAAGTGCAACATCAGATGATGCTACATTAATTTCTTCATAACCTGCAACTGCTTGTTGTACCAGGTTTAAATTTGTATTTGTTTTTGTTCCCCATGTACCAGCATTTTCACCGGTAGCCATTAGTTCTATCTTTAAATCAGATGAATAACTTGATGCCATATTTTTTTCTCCTATGCAGCGTCACTATAACTTGTATTTGATCCAGTTGCAACATCCGAATATGTATCATTCGAACCTGTCGAAACATTAGTATATGATGAATTTGAACCAGTGTCAACGTTAGAATATCCTTGAATTCCAAAGCCAGTTGCAGTTCCAAATTCAGCAATAGATACAGTTGCTGATTGACCAGATAAGCCAATCACATCAGCAGGTGCTATTGATCCTACACTAAATGTTGCAGAAACTCCTGTTAGACCCATGACATCAGCAGGTGTTATAGATCCTACTGATGATGTTATTGATTGACCTGTTGGAATTATAATCGGACTTGAATTAATTTCAATACTACCAACTGATGCTGTAGCAGAAACTCCTGTTAGACCCATGACATCAGCAGGTGTTATAGATCCCACAGAGGCCGTTGCAGAGACTCCTGCTGGAGTTACGAGTGGACTACTTTCAATTTCAACAGAACCTATACTAGCTGTAGCAGAAATTCCTGTTAAGCCAAAAGAAACATTACCTATTATTGTAGGAGATCCAACACTAGAAGTTGAAGACACACCTGTTAATCCCATCACATCTGCAGGACTAATTGATCCTACACCTGATGTTATTTGTGATCCTAAAACAAGAACTACAACTTTGTTGACAGAGTCTCCATAAGGCTCTTCGCCCCAACCATTTCTACCCCAACCAACTAATGTTCCAACACTAGTTAAATTACCTAATGTAGAAGTTATTGATTGACCAGATACACCAATTACATCTGCAGGTGTTATTTCTCCAACACTTAAAGTTGTAGAAACTCCAGTTAATTCCGCTGTTATAAATTGAGCAGCAGTTAATGTTCCTACTGAAGATGTAATAGAGACACCAGATGGAGCAACAGAATATTCAACTCCCCAACCAGAGTTTCCCCATTGTTGTCTACCCCATCCTGTAAAAGGAAAAGCTTCTACTGTTCCTACATTGGATGTTATAGATTGACCTGTTGGTGTTATTGTTAATACGTCGCTAGCCCATGAGTTAGCGCCCCAAGTATTTGTGCCCCAGGTTGATGCCATAAGGAAGACCTCCTTATGCTAATCTAATGATTGCGTCAGTTGCGTCTGCTGTTGGAAACTGAATAGTAAAAGTTCCACTTGTTACAGTTTTATCACCACCAAATGCTATAACTGCAACAGCTTTATCAGATTGTGTGTCGTTGTATATTAACGCACCATTAGCTGTAAAAGAAGCTGACGTAAAACTTACGTCTGCAAAATCACAAAATGCTGTTGTTCCAGAAGTTGTCGGCGTTACACTTGTAAGAGTTGCCCCACCTGCAGTGTATGCAGTTCCAGATGAATTCGTAATTTCGTTTGAAGTTGAGTAAGCTGTAGTTCCGGCTCCTAAAGATGCAGAGCTTGTATATAAAGCTATCTTAAAAGTGTTTCCACTTGTTGCTGTAAAGTTATGTGTACCAACTAAAAGTTCTTGTTTAAAACTTGTACAAATTGCCGATGTTATTGCCATAATTTTTCTCCTATGGGTTTGCTGAGTTTACTGGTATACGAACAGCGCCATCAGTGTAATCGTCTCTTCGTCTTCTACCAACTTGCTCGTTAGCAAACTTCTGTACCTCTTGTTTATATTTATTTTCGTATAGTGTCAACATATCTATTGGACCTTTTAAAAAACCGTATGCCTCTGATAAACAACAATATAATAGCCCATTCGGAAAGTTAAGACTGATATAATTAGTATCATTATTTTCTAATAATGCTGGTGCTGCATTGTAATGAACTCTAAATTTATATGTTGTATCTGGAACTGGAGCAAACATCATTCTGCCAGATGTAGTATCAGATTCTCCTGTTGCACCACCAAACATAGCATAATACTTAGGCTGTCCTCTTTTTGCAGAGGCTGTGGAGGAAACATACTCTTGTAGATAAGTAATATCTTTTTTTTCTAACCAAACATTTGGTCCTGTAGAAGCAGATGTAGAATCATAAACCTGTATCCCTCTAATAAAAACTGCTCCTGCTGGAGCATTAATTGTTTCTTGTCCTGCAACCAAATCACCTATTTGTTGTTTTCTATCTGCATCAATTGGCACATCTCTAAAAATTCTGTATTGTGCATTTAATATAATATTTTCTAAAACAGCATCTGTTAAAACATTAGAATCTGTTTCAGTATAACTTCTTAT